CCAGCAACACGGTGCCTTCGGCCACGGCCATCACGATCCCGACGGGCACCGTCCAGGGCTGGATCTCCGCAGGCACGGGCGGCATCCTCTGCGACCACGACCTGGGCAACTACATCTACGGTGGCCAGCGACAGGCGACCCTGCTCACCAGCACGTACCTCTCCGTCCTGCACTCCTCGACGCCGACCACACCGAGCGCCATCACGGTCCCGGCCGCCAGTGCCTTCGTCGGGGTCGGCTACGGCAACGCCACGCAGACCATCTCGTGGGGCGGCTCGACGGACACCGACGCAGGCACGGCGCTCACCTACGAGGTGAGCCTGTCAAGCGCTGGTGCGGGCGGTCCCTGGACCGTCATCGGCACCACTGCCTCGGGCGTGACGACGCTGCCCTACAACTTCGGGAACCTCGCTTCGACGGCCCAGGCTCGCCTCCGGGTGCGGGCCTACAATGGCTACGTCTACAGCGGGTACCAGACCATGTCCGGCAACTTCACCATCAACAACGCTCGTGAGGGCTGGGGGGCGGTGCTCATCTGATGGCCGTCTACGGCATCTCCCACTACGGCACCACGACCTACGGTGAAGCCAGCTTCATCGAGCTGCGGGCCAACAACTTCACGGCCCGACCCGAGGGCTACACCGGGCTCTTCCTCTCGTGGGACCTGCCGTCCGGCACCTGGGAGACGCTGCGCCTGGTGCGGTCGTCCTTCGGCTTCCCGACCACGGTCAACGACGGCACGACGCTGTTCGAGGACGACCTGGCCGACGCCCGGACCACCTACGTCGATGGCCTCGACGTCTCGCTCCACCAGGGCCGCTTCTACTACTACACGCTCTTCGTCTACGTCACGTCCAGCTCGGCCTACCAGGCCGTCGGTCGGACCATGGAGCTGGTGACCCAGGACTACGAGTCGGGCGAGCGGATGTTCGCTCTCCTGCCGCAGGTGCACCGGGATCGGGACGCAGACCACGGTGCCCAGCTCGAACGGTTCCTCGGGCTCTTCGGGTATCAGTTCGACCGGCTCCGCACCGAGGGCACGACGCTCCTCAACACCTACCAGATCGACCTCGTGTCGGGCGGGCTGCTCCCCGTCCTGGCGCAGATGTTCGGGATCGATGACGAGCCCGAGCTGGGCCAGCGGACAACGAGGACCATCCTCAAGAACGCCGTCTACCTCGCCAAGATCAAGGGCACCAAGCCGGGGATCGAGGGCGTCGTCTCGGCCTGGACGGGCTGGGGTGCCACGGTCTCCATCGGCCCCAACATCATGCTCACCTACAACGACTCGGGCGCCGTCGAAGGGCTCGGCCGGGGAACGGTGACGGGCGCAACGCTCGCCCACCTGACCGAGGTCGCCTTCACACCTCCCGTGGTCGGTGTCGGTACCACGCAGGTCACCGGCACGGGTGCTGGTGCGGTGACGATCAACTTCGGCAGCTTCGCCACTACGGACCTGATCCGGGTGAACGAGTCGACGGCCTACGTCTTCAGCGCCTACGTCAAGAAGCACGCCAGCTCGACCGCTCGCTCGGTCGGGCTCAACATCCTGTGGTACGACGCCGCTGGCACGCTCCTCGGGACCACCACGGGCGCCACGGCCAACGACACCGACGCCTGGGTCCGCCGGAACGTCACGGCGACCAGCCCGGCCGACACGGTCTGGGCTCGCCCCGTCTACACGGTGGCGGCCACGGCTAACACCGAGGTGCGGTACCTGAGCGCTCTCCAGTTCGAGGCAGGCTCGACCCCGACCGCCTACGAGTCGGCCCGGCGGATCAACATCTACATCGACCCGGAGCGGGCCAACCTCGTGACCAACCCGAGCTTCGAGGTGAACACCACCGGCTGGGTCGATGCTGGCAACTTCACGCTGGCCCGAGTCGCTGACGCTTCCTCCTTCAGCGGTGACTACGTCCTGCGGCTGACGGCTTCGGCGGCGACAGCCTCGGCAGCCCAGACGTCCTCGGGCACGTCTGGCTTCGTTGTCACCGAGGGCACCTACTACACCGGCTTCTTCTACATGAAGCCGGACTCGGTCGCACGCCAGGGGCAGGCGATCTTGAAGTGGTACGACGCCGCTGGCGTCTACCTCAGTGCAAGCTCGGGGTCTCTGACGCTGGAAGTACTGGGCGAATGGACCCGGGCCTATGTGACGGCCTTGGCACCGGCAGATGCTGCCTTCGGCGCTCTGACGGCCAACTACCCGACCATGGGGGCCGGGGAGGTCCGCTACCTCGACGGTGCCATGGTTGAGGAGACGGAGTTCCTGCGGGACTACTTCGACGCCTCGCTCACGCCGACGACCGACTACCTCTGGTCCGGGACCACGCACCAGAGCGTCTCGAACTACTACCCTCGTCGGGAGATCAAGGACTATCGACTGCGGACCGTCCTGCCGAAGTACGTCCCGGCGGGCACCACCTACGAGACGTTCTACGGGGCCACTGCTCCGGCGTCGAGCGTCTGATCACCACAAGGAGAGCAACATGAAGTTCTTCACGAAGGACTCGCTGATCCGGGCCGCCCGGACGGCCGTCTTCACGTTCATCGCCGTCTTCGGCGTCAGCCTCCTCGGCTTCATCGCCGACGTGGCCACCTGGGCAGGCTCGGTCGACAAGACCTTCCCCTCGATCAACCCGCTCGGCAAGGCCGCTGTCGGTGCCCTCTGCGCCGCCGCCTCCGGTCTGGTCGGCCTGATCGTGAACGCCGCCGAGGACCACCGGAACAGCAACGGCCTGTTCGGGGCCAAGGCCAAGCCGGACTTCGAGCCCGCCGTGGGCGGTGGCTACCCGGACGGGACCGGCGAGGCCAACAGCAGCGACCCCATGACGGCCACGGAGTTCGAGGCCCTCCTGGACGACAGCCGGAAGAAGACGGTCGACGCCGTCGCAGGTCGGGTCAAGCGCCTGCTCGGGAAGTGACGCTCTTCCAGGTCGGGCTGGCAACGTTCTTCCTCGTCCAGTTCGCCAAGACCGCCCTCCCCTGGACCCTCAGACCGGCCACGAAGATGGCGGCGGCTGTCCTGGTCGCCGTGGTCATCGGGGTGGCCTGGGAGGGCGCTGAGGGCGTCCTGGTGGGCCTGGCGGCGGCTGGGCTGGCTGGGCTGGTCCATCGGGTCCATCGCTGGCTGGGGGAGGCCTCCGACGTGCACCGGGTTCAGGTGTTCACGGCGGCTGGGGCGAGGGCCAGGATCCAGCGCTAACCACAGGTTGCTTGCGTTGTCAACCTGGGTATGCCAGAATGCGTACGGTCTGGTGACTCGCAGGGATCCAGAGTGAACGAGTGGAGGGTGGCCTGTCCGGGGCCACCCTTCCTCCGTTCTACGGCCCTCTTCCCCTAGACCCCCTCCTGGGTTAGGATGCTGCTCCCGACCGAACGTGGTCGATGTTCGAAGCACCATCCGAGAATCCACCAGGAGCAGAACATGCCCGCACGCAAGTCGACCCCCACGGGGTCGGTCACGATCGCCTTCATCGGTGCGGGGGAGGTGTCGAGCAAGAACGCCAAGGCCCTCCTCCAGGATCAGGTCGATGCGGTGGACGGCAACGCTCGGTTCATCTTCCCGGTGACCGAGGAGCACTGGACCGACAGCCTCGACCACGTCGCCCAGTTCGCCATCGACAACGAGATCCCCTACGAGTGCGTCGTCGTGGACGAGAAGCTCCCCAAGGATCTGGAGGAGTTCGTCGGGGATGCCGTCCGCAGCCACAAGGTGGCCCGGGTCCCGGCCAAGCTCGTGTCCCTCCTCAAGGACGCCCCGAACCCGAAGCTCTTCGTCCTCTGGAGCGACGACGACCCCGAGTGCGAGAAGGCCTTCTCCAAGGCCGACGACGAGGGCATCGAGTCCTTCGACCTCACCAACGGGCTCGACAAGCTGGAGTTCGAGGAGGGTGGTGCTGCTGCCGACGAGGAGCCCGAGGAGGCTCCCATCTCCGGCGGTGACGACGCCAGCTCGAACGGCGGCGAGGCCCCCGAGGACGAGGACGAGCCCTACACCGAGGAGGAGCTGGACGCCCTCGGGATCGATGACCTGAAGAAGGAGGCCGCTCGTCTGAAGATCGACGTCCCGGCACGCTCCCGGTCGGGCACCTACGTCAAGCTCATCCTGGCCGCCTACAAGGGCGAGGCCGTCGACCAGGAGACCGGTGAGGTCGCTCCCCGTGAGGACGAGCCGGACGACGAGGACGAGGTGGCTGCCGTCGAGGCGCTGTCCCGGACGGCAGGCGAGGAGGAGTACGAGGCTCCCGTCGATGACGAGGAGCCCTTCCGCACGGCATCCCTCTCGGTCTCGGCCGAGCAGGTGGTCGAGCGTGCGCTCGCCATGTCGAAGAAGGCGCCTGCGGACTACCAGCGGGACGTGTTCCACACGGCCGTCCAGCTCATCGTCCAGGTCGGCCTGTAGTCCCACCAGCCCGGAGCCGCCTTGCGGGGTGTGCTCCGGGCTGGCATAGTCCTTCAGCGGCCCTGAGTACCTCGGGCTGTCACTCACCCTGCGACAACCAGCAAGGAGTCGAGCATCGTGCTCCAGACCCTCAGCCCGGAAGCTCGGGCTGTCCTCAGTGACCTCTCCGGACGGGCTCGCCGTCGGGACGGGGTCGTCACCAACCTCGCCGACTACAGCGCCAGCGACCGGGCTCTCCTGGAAGAGCTGGTCGACGCACGCCTCATCCGCCGTGAGGATGAGGCCACCGTCACCGTCCTGCTCGACCAGAGCCAGAGGGCAGACCTGTCCCAGGAGCGCCGCCCGGCTGTGGCTCTTCGTCTGACTAGCTCTAGGTCAACTACTGACAGTCAGGAGGTAGGACGGCTCGTCCACGGCTTCGCCGTAGACTCCCCTACGTCCGGGGGTCGTGTCAAGACCCGTTCAGAAGTTTCTCGGAAGCGCCCTGGGGCCAGCCTCCAGCGGACCCCGGTGGATCTCTGGAGGGGGTCTCATCTCTCGGCCCACTTCATCCGGGAGGTCGGGGACCAGGCGGTCCTCCTCCGGATCGCCCTCGGCCCGGCCCCCTTCAACGTGAAGGCGCTCTCCGGCCAGATCAACCGCTGGCTGCGGGAGGGGTTGACCCCGGCCGAGGTGAAGGCCATGATCGACCTGTTCGTCACCGACCTGGCTCGCTTCGCTTCCCGCAACGTGCCGGTCTGGAAGACCTTCCTGGCCCGCCGCCAGATGCTCTACCGCCAGGCTGCTCGTGTCGCCGAGGAGTCCCGGAGCACCGACAGCGACGACAGCTACTGGCTCGCTGACGCTGAGCCCACCACCCACGAGATCGACTGGATCGGAGCCTGACATGGATGACAAGTACGTGGTGCTGAAGACCGCCGACTGGCAGGCCCTCCTGTTGCAGCACGCCGACCTGCGGGACGCAGCGGTCCTCGACCCGGACTCCTACTTCGTGGTGCGGGACCGGGACGTGTTCGCCCCGGCCGGGCTCTACGCCTACAGCCACAACATGAACACCGTCCTGGAGACCTTTGAGGCCCTCGGCGCCCAGGTGCTGGACGAGGACACCCGTGAGCGCCTCCAGAACCTGGCCCACGACATCGCCACGCTGGCCGACAAGTGGCAGCGCAGCGAGGTCTCGGCGAAGGTGCCGGACTGATGGCCGTCATCGAGTCCCTCCTCGATCACGAGGTTCCGGCTGACCTGTTGGAGCTGTACGAGATCCTGGAGTTCACCGGGGAGATCAAGCCCGCCGGGATCAGCCTCCCGCTCATGGCGAGCACCGGCATCTGGAACGAGCTGCCGTTCCCGAAGTTCGTCCCCCGGCTGGAGTGGAAGGCCCGGCCGCCGAAGTCCAAGGCGCCCTCGATTCAGCACACGGACCGAGGCAACACCCTCCACTACGAGGGGCCGAAGATGGGCTCGTTCCCGCACGAGTCCTGCGCCACCAAGGTCCGGGGCATCCAGGCGTTCCACATGGACAGCCGGGGCTGGGCGGACATCGCCTACAGCTCGCTCGTCTGCCCGCACGGCTACGTCTACGAGGGTCGGGGCTTCGGTGCCCGCACGGCCGCCAACGGCACCAACGAGGGCAACGACCAGAGCTACGCCCACTGCTACCTCGGTGGCGTGGGCGACCCGCTCACCGATGAGGCCAAGCAGGGCCTCACCCTCATCCGGCTCGACTTCGAGCAGCGGGGCTCCGGCGACAAGCAGTGGGTCCATGGAGACTGGAAGGCCACGGCCTGCCCCGGCGCTCCCTGCATCTCCTTCGTCAAGAAGGACGGCTGGTTCTTCGGCGTCGAGCCCACCACCCCTGACACGCCCGTGATCGAGTTCTCGGAGGACTCCATGAAGAACAAGCTCGTCTACATCAAGACCGGCAAGGCCGGTGCCACCGACGCAGGCAAGGGCTGGGACCTGTGGGACCCGGGCTTCGGCCGCCCGCCGATCATCACCGGCCTCGTCGTCAACGGTCGGGACCCCCGGGTCGAGGGCTACGGCGACGTCGGTGACGTGGCTGCCTCCGTCCGTGGCAACGCCGTGCTCGTGACGGCCGAGGAGGTCACGCCGGGCCACACCGTGGGGGTCCACGTCACGGTCGCCTGACCTTCTCCTTCATCCACTCGAACCCCTCACACGGAGCACAACATGAAGAAGACGGCCGCCGACTACGAGGCGGATCGATGGGAGCGCCGACTCCGCAAGTCCAACATCCCCAAGCGGTTCTGGGGGCTCACCCGTGACGCCCCCGAGCTGGAGTGGGAGGCCGAGCACGCTCCGGTGACCGAGTACCTCGACAACCTGGAGGAGAACTTCGGGCAGGGCCGTGGGCTCCTGCTGGTGGGTCCTCCCGGCCGAGGGAAGACGACGCTGGCGTGCCTGGTCGGCATGGAGGCCTTCCGGGCCAAGCGGTCCGCCGCCTACACCACCCTGGCCGGGTTCAAGGAGATGCTCCTGCGGGAGATCGACCTGAAGACCAAGCTCATGGCGGCGCCTGCCGGGCTCGACCGTGAGGAGGCATTGGAGGAGCTGGAGTTCCAGCAGGCCAAGATCCAGCGGCTCTACGAGAAGGTCTGCTTCCTCATCGTGGACGACGTCGGCAAGGAGCACACGACCGACTCCCGCTTCATCGAGAACAGCTTCGACTACCTCGTGCGGACCCGCTACGACAAGGGCCTGCCCACGATCATGACGTCCAACAAGCCGCTGCCCTCGTGGGCCGAGGCCTACTCGGCTTCCATGGAGTCGTTCGTCCGTGAGGCCTGCGTGATCGTGGCCCTCACCAGTGGCGATCGGCGGCGCAAGTGATCGACTGGACGGGAGTCGCCAAGCTCAACGAGGAGTGCGGGGAGCTGGTCCAGGTGATCGGCAAGCTCATGTCCCGGCCGTCGGGTGTGGGCTGGCAGGACGAGCGCCTGATCGACAAGTTCAACGAGGAGCTGGCCGACGTGCGAGCAGCGGTCAAGTTCGCTTTCGACACCAACACCTCGGTCGACCGGAAGTTCGTCCGCAAGCGCACCAACCAGAAGTACGCCAAGTTCAAGATCTGGAACAAGAAGGGGCAGATGAATGCAGGGCGGTGACATCTCCAACCGGACAGCCCCCCGGTACCTCTTCGTGTTCGAGGGCCTGCTCGGCAACTTCGAGAAGCCGGGCGACCGGGCCAAGCGTGACCTGCTCCTCAAGGCGCACCGCTGGAAGAAGGCGGCGGCCATGTGGAGCATCGACATGTACATGCTCAAGCTCATGTGGGACTTCACGTACCGCCGGGACCAGTCGGTCGACATCCTGACCTACCTGGACGAGCGGGAGGCGCTGGAGGTCCAGGCCCGTCTCGACCAGTACAACTTCCCCTACGGCAACTTCATCGTGACGACGATCCCCGAGTTCGTCCGGGGCATGCTCAACAACCCGTCGGTGGTCGCCGTGGTCGACCCCGACCCCCGGCGTGGGCTCACCTACGGCGGCAAGCGCTACGACCTGGGGCAGCTTCCGTAGTGGACATCGAACGTCACCTCCTCTCCACCGTCCTCGAAGAGGGTGAGCTGCGCCCGCTCATCGAGTGCAGGGTCACGCCCGAGTTCTTCGAGGACGATGAGCACCGTGAGGTGTTCGCCTACATCCTCGGGTTCTACAAGCAGTACAACGAGGTCCCGTCGTTCAAGGCCATCCGGCAGGAGTTCCCGGACTGGAAGTCGATCGACCCGAGCGAGCCGTACCTCTTCTACGTGGACGAGCTGCGGAAGGCTCGCCAGTACTCCATCGTGCACGAGGCCTTCACCGAGGCCCACGGTCAGCTCAAGAACCGTGCCACCGACGAGGCCATGGCCACGCTCGCCTCGGCACTCACCCAGGCCAACATCGAGATCACCGCTCTCCGGGACTTCGAGATCCACGGGGACTGGGAGGAGTGGCTCGACAACTACCTCAATGCCCCTGAGGGCCTGCTCGGTCTGCCGACCGGCTTCCCCATGCTCGATTACGCCACAGGCGGTTGGCAGCCCGAGCAGCTCGTCACCCTCATCGGCCCGCCCAAGGCGGGCAAGTCCACGCTGCTCCTGGCGCTGGCCAAGGCCGTCGTGGACTATGGCAAGCGGCCCATGTTCGTGAGCTTCGAGATGAGCGCCGAAGAGCAGCGGATGCGCTACTACGCCATGGTCGCTGGCGTCGACTTCGAGAAGATGCAGCACCGTCGGCTCAACCCCGTGGAGAAGAGCCAGCTCGCCAAGGCGCTCCGTCAGCGGGAGGCCTACCCGGACTTCATCATCTCGACGGACATCTCGGCTGGCACCACCATCGCCGCCCTGCACGCCAAGGCACAGCAGTACCAGCCCGACGTGATCATGGTCGACGGCGTGTACATGATGGACTCCCAGGTCCCTGGCGTCACCGGCAGCATGGACCCGAGGGCGCTCACCGAGCTGACCCGTGGGCTCAAGCGGCTGGGCCAGAGCCTGCGTCTGCCGACCGTCATCACGCACCAGGCGCTGGAGTCCAGGTGGAATAGGAAGACGGGCCTGACGTCCCGCTCGACCGGCTACAGCTCGTCGTTCGCCCAGGACTCCGACGTCATGATCGGTGTCGAGCAGCCGGACGACGAGGACGAGAACCGGCGCCTGTCGATCCTGCTGGCCAGGAACGCCACCAAGCGGTCCACCATGATCGACTGGGACTGGTCGACGTCGACCTTCACGGAGATCGAGGGCTACTCCGAGATCGACCCGGACGACATGATCAACGACGAGGACGACGTGTCGTGAGCGCCGACCTGGAAGGCCTGCTGGAGGAGATCGGCGTCCGCATCGGGCGAGAGACCGACGACGAGATCTTCGGCTACTGCCCCGGGCACAAGGAGAACCTGGGCCGTGAGGACCGGTCACCCCGCACGTGGTCCGTGAACCGGGCGACGGGCAACCACCACTGCTTCGCCTGCGGCTACGGCGGCACGCTCCCCGAGCTGGTCATGGAGCACGGCAAGCTCGGCTACTGGGGCGCCCTCAAGCTCCTCCGGGACTTCGAGGTCGACCTGGCCGACCCGGACGACCTGCCCACCACCTACCACGACCGTGGTGGCAAGAAGGCCAAGGTCTCGAAGCCGCTGGCCGACGATGCACTGGCGCAGTTCGAGCTGCCCCCCGACAAGGAGCTGCGCCGCCGGAAGATCAGCGCCAAGGCAGCGGCCTACTACGACATCGGCTGGGACCCTGACATCAAGTGCTGGATCACGCCCATCAAGCTCCTCGGTGGCCAGGTGCTCGGGTGGCAGGCCAAGAACAAGCGGATGTTCGACAACTACCCCGAGGGGGTCACCAAGCAGGTCACCTGCTTCGGCATCGACCGCTTCGAGGCGGGCGAGACGGCCGTGCTCGTGGAGTCCCCGCTGGACGTGGCCCATGCCTACACCGAGGGGTTCGACGGGTTCCTCAGCAGCTACGGCGTCGGCGTCAGCGACGAGCAGATGCGCCTGATCCTGAGCCTCACCGACCGGCTCGTGCTGGCGCTCGACCACGACGATGACGGCCGGGCCTGGACCCGTCGGCTCATCACAGGAGACCGTGGACCTCGGAAGCCGAAGGGCGTAGCCTGGGGCGCCAAGTTCGACCTGCACGTGATCAACTACAGCCGGACCGATGCCAAGGACCCGGGTGAGATGACGGGCGACGAGATCGAGTGGGCACTGGAGAACGCCATGCACAGCAGCGAGTGGTTGGCCACGCCATGGTGATCCCGATGTGCGACTGCAACGACGGGATCCCCGGCGTCGAGTCCCTCCCGTGGCACATCCATCGGGACTTCGCCCGGGTCATGATCACCGGAGAGGACCACCCCAACCGGGGTGAGGTCATCGAGATCCCCTGGGACTCGTGGGTCCTCAACCTGAGCAACCCCGCCTTCGAGGCCATCGAGCGGATCCAGGAGCTGGCGATCAGCGTGGACTGGAAGGCTGTCGCCAAGGCATGAGCTTCTGCGGCACCCTCCGGCCGTTCCAGCAGGAGGCGTTCGAGAAGATGATCGCCCGCAAGCGGGTGCTCGTCGGCTACGAGATGGGCCTGGGCAAGACGGTCCTCTCCATCGCCACCGTCGAACACCTGCTGGACAACGGGCTCGTCTGCGGCGGGCTCATCATCGTGCCGTCCTCGCTCAAGTACCAGTGGGCCAAGGAGATCCGGAAGTTCACCAACGGCGAGGCCGTGGTGAAGGTGGTCGATGGCGACCGGTCCATCCGGGAGCGGACCTACAAGGAGATCCAGAACGGCGGCGTCGAGTACGCCATCCTCAACTACGAGCAGGTCGTCAACGACTGGCAGATCGTGCGGCACCTCCCCCGGGACTACGTGATCCTGGACGAGGCCACCATGATCAAGAACTTCGCCGCCAAGCGGTCCCGCCGGGTGAAGCGGCTCGCCGCCCCGTACCGCTACGCCCTCACCGGCCAGCCCGTGGAGAACAGGCCCGAGGAGGTCTTCTCCATGATGCAGTGGGTGGACAAGGCGGTGCTCGGCGACTTCGAGACCTTCGACACCACCTTCATCAAGCGGAACCCCTACGGCCGGGTGAAGTACTACCGGAACCTGCCGATGCTGCACGAGCTGCTGTCGGAGGCCATGGTCCGGAAGACCCGCTCCGACCCCGACGTCGCCCCCTACATGCCCAAGGTGGTGGAGGAGGTCATCGAGGTCGAGTTCGACCGGGCGGGGGCGTCCCTGTACCGCTACATCGCTGCCGACCTGCGGGCTGAGCTGGCAGCGGCCATGAACAGCTTCTCGACCTTCGACCTGTGGTCCCACTACAACGGCGAGCAGTCCGCCGCAGCGGCTGCTGCACAGGGCCGGATCATGTCCAGGCTCACCTGCCTGCGGATGCTCTGCGACCACCCGGACCTGCTGAAGATCAGCGCCGGGCTGAAGGCCCAGGGAGCGCTCACCGGCATGAAGGGAGGCTCGGTCTACGCCGCCGAGCTGGCCGAGGCCGGGCGCCTCGAAGCGGTGAAGGCGAGCCCGAAGATCCAGCTCGTGGTGGAGGAGGTCAAGTTCCTCCTGGAGGCCAACCCCAAGAACAAGGTGGTGGTGTTCGCCTTCTTCAAGGAGCTGCTGCGGATCCTCCAGCGGGAGACCGAGGGCATCACCGGCTCGGTCCTGTTCAACGGGGACATGAACTCCAAGCAGAAGGACGCTGCCAAGGAGAAGTTCCAGACCGACCCGAACGTCCGGCTGTTCCTCAGCTCGGACGCTGGCGGCTACGGCGTCGACCTGCCCAACGCCAACTACCTCATCAGCGTCGACCTGCCCTGGTCGGCGGGCAAGCTCGACCAGCGGAACGCTCGCATCATCCGGCTCAGCTCCGAGTTCGAGTCGGTCACCCTGCTCTACTTCCTCATGCGGGGATCGATCGAGGAGTGGCAGTTCGACATGCTCACCGAGAAGCGGCTCATCGCCTCGGCGGTGGTCGACGGCAAGGGCTACGACAAGAAGACGGGCCGCCTCAACCTGACCTTGGCCACCCTCACGGAGTTCCTCGAAACTTCTGACGTCTGAGGTCTTGACAGAACAGATGTTCGCCACTAGGGTGCTCTCCATGACCACCAACACGAACCCCAAGGCCCCGCACTACTAGGGCATCCGCCCGGCGAAGCTCTACGTGATCACTCGCCGGGATCTGACCAGCGGTCAGCAGGCCACGCAGGCCGTGCACGCCGCTCTCGACTTCTCCGTCGCCTTCCCCGAGCTGACGAAGGAGTGGCACGACCAGAGCAACTACCTCGTGGTGCTCGCTGCTGCGAACCAGGAGGAGCTGCTCGACCTGGCATCCCGTGCCTGGGATGCAGGGCTCCGGTACACGGTCTTCACCGAGCCGGACCTGCCGGAAGGCGACCAGATCACGGCCATCGTGATCGAGCCCGGCGAGGCCACCTCGAAGCTGTGCGCCAACCTGCCCCTGGCCCTCCGGGAGGAGGCCATGGTCTAAGCTCACGCTGTCGAGGGAGCCAGCCTTCGGGCTGCAAGGCCCGCCCCGTGTTCAACTCCGGGCGACAGCACCACGCTTCTCGGGAGCCATTGGCGGCTCGGGCGGACTCTAAATCCGTTTGCTGTGGGTTCGATTCCCACGAGAAGCACCATGGCAGGGGTCGGGTCAAACTGGCCCCTGCCACCATCCCAGTAACACCTCGAACGCCAGCGGTACTGGCCCTCCGAAGTACAAGGAGGGGTAGCCGCCGGGCACGGGGGAGAAGGGCCGGGTGATCTCCGGTCTGGTGGTTCGAAGCCATCTACTGGGGCCATGCCCTGGGTCGGGTCAAACCGGCCCGGGGCTCCATCCACCCGTAGCTCAGCGGCTAGAGCGGGCCGACTCTAAATCGGCGAGGTCGGGGGTTCGAATCCTTCCGGGTGGGCCAGAAAGTTGTTGACAGATCGAGCTGCATCCCTTAGCTTGTCCTTCGTCCTCCACGGCCGTGGAGGGCAGAGTGTGGCTGAACAACCGCTATCAGGTGAGGCTGGGCGGTAAGGCAAGACGAGGTCCAAGAACAAGGACCGGGATTCAACACCCAACGGCAAGTGCTGAGGGTGCCTGGTCGTAGAGGGGCTGGCCCCCCGAAGCTGAGGACACGCCAAGCTCGTCGGTAGGACGGAAACCCTTCACATGGAACTCTCACCCCGTCCTTGAGGGCACCAAATCCCTCTACTCGACCCACAACCCTCTCCCTCGGGCGAGGGTTGTGGGCTTTCTGGGCTCAGGTTGAAGAAATCTCTTGACCCCCTTCAGAGATTCATCATACAATCAACCCATGACCCGGACCGATGTGCACTCGCCCGCCAACCTGATCACCGAGGACTACGAGTACTTCTGGTGCTTCGACAACAACCCGGAGCCCCCGGCCCCCGGTCCGTTCGTCAACATCAGCAACGAGTTCCTCCAGGAGATCGTCACCGGCATCCAGAAGAGCCCGGTGTCGGAGCGCAGCTACCACCAGTGCCACCACTGCGGCGCCCGCATCCGCTACGTCGCCCTCCTGAAGCACCTCCCGACCGGCGCCATCATCGCCGTGGGCGAGACCTGCCTGGACAACCGCTTCGAGCTGGCCACGGCCGAGTTCCACAAGCTCCGGAAGCAGGCCCAGCTCGACCGTGAGGCGCACCGGATCAAGACGGCCGCCGAGGAGCAGCTCTCCGAGCTGGACCCCGACCTCGTGGACTGCCTGGCCAAGAAGGACCCGGAGACCTACGTCAACGAGTTCACCCAGGCGGCCCGTGCCCACCACATCGTCTCCGACATCCGCCGGAAGCTGTGGCTCTACGGCTCGATCTCGGTCGGCCAGGTGAACCTCGTCGGCAAGCTCATCATCCAGGAGCAGGAGGCCCAGGCCCGCAAGGCCGAGCGTGAGGCCGAGGTCAAGGTCGACGCCCCCGAGGGCCGCTTCGAGATCGTCGGCACCGTGGTCAGCCGGAAGTGGAAGGACAGCGACTTCGGCGGCAACTACAAGATCGTGGTCAAGGTCGAGGAGGAGGACGGCATCTGGCTGGCCTACGTCACCGAGCCCAGCCGCATCGAGACCGAGCGGGGCGACGTGGTCAAGCTGACCGCCACCTGGACCCGCTCCGACACCGACCCCAGCTTCGCCTTCGGCAAGCGCCCCAGCAAGCCCAGCATCGTGAAGGAGGCAGCAGCAGCGTGAACCGACACCCAGACGGGAGGCTCCTGTCGACGGACGACCTGTTCCAGATCGCCGTCGACCACGGAGCTGACCCGGCTGAGCTGCGAGCCAAGATGGGCTCGCTCCACTCGGCCAACATGAGCCGCTCGATGCTCACGAGCCTGACGGCCAAGGCCCGCTTCAACGACCCGACCCTCAAGCTCGACACCCGCAACACCTGGACCCCGAGCCCACCCAGCACCGGAGTCGACCCCGACGTCTACAAGTTCCTCACAGGAAAGGAGGTCTGACCATGGCCGACACCTTCACCGTCCGAGTGACCTACACCGACCGGTCCCGCCACTCGGACCGGACGTTCGTGGAGTTCTACTCGACGGTGGAGGTGCTGGCTGACAGCGACACGGAGGCCACGATGGTGGCGTCCCAGATGGTCGACGCCATCCGGTTCGACATCGACGGCATGGTCATCGCAGCTCGGGTCATCGACGTGAGAATCTAGTTGACATCATTCTTCTGACCCCCCATACTGAACCTATGACCAACGCCTCCACGAACCTCCTCGACACCGTCTTCGCCAACGTGTACGCCGCCCACCGTGGCACGCACGTCCCCGGGTACACGCCCAACCCCGCCGCCACCGCCGACGACTTCCAGGTCGGCCAGGTCGTCGCCATCTTCAGCCGGGGCAACGAGCGCCTGGCCGTGATCGAGAAGATCGGCAAGAAGAACGTCACGGTCGCCTACGTCTCCGAGGGCGGCGTCTCCGACGGCCACAAGGCCCACGCCCGGATCCTCAGCTACGACGCCAAGGCCATCGCCGACTCCGTCGCTGCCCAGGCCGGGAAGAACTACGACTACCACGTCAAGGTGGCCGCCGGTCAGCACGAGCGCCACAGCGACCCGAAGTGGGCCGACTACTTCACCCCCGAGCGCAAGGCCGCCGACATCGCCGAGGCCCAGGCCTGGCTGGATGCGGCTGGCTCGAAGGCTGACTACGTCGCCGCCCAATGGGACAAGGAGTTCGCCCGGACCAACGAGACCGTGGCCTTCGCCCAGGCGCACGACTACCGGGCCTACGTCAACGTCACCCGCAAGACCGTCAAGTTCGGGGAGGTCGCCGTCAAGAACTAGACGACACCCCGATCTATCTGCTAGAACTGCCCTGCCACCATTCGATCCCATCACACGAAGGAGCACTACATGACCGAGACCGCCGTTGCCCGAGACCTGGAGGCCGCCGAGAAGGCGCTCGTCCAGAAGTACGGGAACTTCGTCCTCTTCAACGCCCGCACCAAGCCCGTCGAGGTGGTGGACACCGTCTTCGCCGCCTGGGGCGTCGACCCGCTGGTGCCGTTCGCCCACCCGGACCACGTCCCGAACTTCTCCCAGATCCACGGGCCGAAGGGCATCGTGGCCGAGGTCGACCGCTTCTACGGCGTCCTCCCCGCCCCGTTCGACCAGGACGCCGTGCCCGAGCTGCCCGAGGATCTCTCGGAGCTGCCCGTGGTCGACGTCGAGGCCGTCGTCCAGTCCTTCCAGGACGAGCTGGCCGTGGCCGCCGAGACCGGCGTGTCCTCGCCCGCCGTCGACCGCCTGGTCGCCGACGTGACGGCCAAGCCCAACTACGACTACGAGGGCCTCACCCTCGTGCAGCTCCGCAAGGGCAGCCGGGGCCACGTCTCCGGCGGCTACTCGCTGAAGCGGCCCGAGCTGGAGAAGGCCCTCAAGAAGGCCAAGGTCACCCGGGACGCCGTCCTGGCCAACCAGGCCTAGCTCACACCCACCTACCAAGGAGAACCACCACCCGATGGCTTCCATCGTGGACACCATGCGCCCCTCCTCCGACCGTGCCCCCTGGTGGGCCGGTCAGGAGGAGAAGCTGGCCAAGGTCAAGACGCCCAAGGCCGCCCTCAAGCTCGCTGATGCGGACTGGGGGGTGGAGAAGAAGCCGCTCTACGCCTTCAACGGACCGGACGACGAGGTGCCCACCATGGGCGCCATGACCGGGCCTGCGGAGGGCTTCAGCGGCCTCGTGCGGACCGACGTCGGCCAGCTCCTCTACATCGTCGGCGACCGGTTCAAGCCGGTGCAGAACGGCGACACGTACAAGTGGGCGCTGGCGTTCGGTGACCCGGTCGGTGTCTGGGTCCTGCGTGACGGTCGGGTGGTGGGCTCCACGCTCCGCTACGGCGGTGGCTTCTCCGTCGGCGGCCAGACGTTGGAGATCTACGTGCACGCCCTGAACTGGCACGGTGCCGGTGGCCTGGAGGTCCATGCCTCCTACCTCGACACCACCAGCAAGGTCGTCCACGTGGCTCCCACGGCCCACGTGCGCTCGCTCAGCACCGACCCGGTCAAGACCTGGGCCGAGGCCTCGGGGAACCTGATGGTCATGGGCTCGGCCTTCCGGGACCTGTGCGCCCGGTCGGCCAACCAGAAGACCGTGCTCGCCCTGTACGAGCGCATCTGGCCCAAGCCGACCAAGGACGCCGCCAAGGCGGTGACCCGGTGGAACAACCGCCGGGACGAGATCATCGACGTCTGGCTCAACAGCGAGAACGTCGAGCAGGGGACCGCCTGGGGCGTCTTCTCGGCCGTGGCCGAGTGGGCGCAGTGGGGCCGGTCCTTCCGGGGCTCCGGTGGCGACGAGGCCCGCAACGACCAGCTCCGGGGCGAGGAGATCCTCTTCGGGTTCTCCCGTGAGATCCACGAGAAGGCCCTGAGCTACTTCCAGTCCACCAACAAGAAGGGGAGGTGAGCACCCAGATGAGCCTCTTGCGCTTCCTCGTCGGTGCCCTGCTGGTCCTGGGCGGCATCGCCGCAGGGCTCTACGTCGGCTTCTACCTGTTCCTCTTCGACGGGGTCCGGGACATCATCGAGGTCATCCAGGCGGACACGGTCGACTCCGGCAAGCTGGCCTGGGGGATCGTCAGGATCCCCTGCGCTGGCCTCGCTGGCGGGCTGACCTTCTGGGTGCTGGTGCTGCCCGGCATCGGCATCGCCACCTCCGCTCCCACCAAGAGGGGGCGTTGGTAGATGAGGGCCATCATGGCGTTGTTCTTCCTGCTGGCAGGCCTCGGCCTGTTCGGCCTGTTCGCCCTCTGGGTGCTCCCGCACGCTGTGCGGAGCTACCGCCAGGGGGTCAGCGGTGAGATCTCCGGTTCGACCAACCGGGTCTCTCGCTTCCTGATCCTCCTCGTCATCATCCTCGGCGTGGCCGTCATCGCCCTCGCCGCCAACCAGTAACCCACCACTCGAACCCCGAACAAGGAGCACTACGTGAAGAAGCGTTTCCTGGGCCTCCTGGTCCTGCTCATCCCCCTGATGGCCGCCTGCGGCATGGCGGACTCGGCGCCGAACGAGGTCGGCCTCATCTACTCCGGCGGCCTCGTGGAGGACAAGTCCTTCCAGGGCGTCCTCAAGCCCGGTGCCACTGCCAAGAGCGTCGGCATGGGCTCGACCGTCTACAAGTACCGGACCGACCAGCGGACCTACATCTTCGACCACGGCAGCGAGGCCCAGGCGGGCGTCAACGTCGACCAGCGGTCGATCGATGCCCCGGCCCTCCAGGTCGTCTCCAAGGACTCCGTCCGCCTGACCGCTCCGGCGCAGCTCTACTTCACCCTGCACTGGGGTGACGAGGACGTCCTCCGGAAGTTCCACGAGAAGCTCGGCTTCAAGACCAAGGCCTACGACTCCGACGGCTGGTCCGCCATGCTGGAGCAGTACTTCCGCCCGAGCCTGGAGCGTGCGGCCGAGACGGCGGCCCTCCAGCACAACTGGCGTGACCTCTACACGTCCGAGGAGACCCGCAAGACGTTCGCCTCCGACACGATCCGCCAGTTCAAGCTGAACCTCGTGGAGGTCGTCGGCGGGAACTACTTCTGCGGCCCGAAGTACGACGGCGAGAACGAGTGCGACGACTTCACCCTCGCCGTGGGCAAGCCGACCCCGCCCGGTCCGATCCTGGAGGCCATCGAGGCCACCGAGAAGGCCCGTGAGGAGACCATCGCCCAGGAGCAGCGGAACGCCCAGATCGCCAAGCAGGCGGACGGCCAGCGGATCCTCATCGAGCAGTACGGCCCGTACATGGCGGCGCTGATCCGGCTCGCCGAGTCCGGCAAGCTCCAGACGATCATCGTGGACGAGGCCGGGAGGGCCACGACCCCGACCAAGTAGCAGCGCTCGATCGCTGCCGCCTCGGGTAGGGCTCAGGCTCGACCCGTTGCGAGAACGATCGATCCACAACAAGGAGAACAAGATGAAGAAGCTCTACGGCGGCCTGCTGGCCTCCCTGTTCATCGTGCTGGCCCTGGCCAGCCCGGCCTCGGCCCACGAGGTGCTCGTCACCGTGAAGACGGAGTGCGACAAGCCCACGGCCCAGGTCACCCTCCAGAACGTCCGCACCGACCTGCCCATGTCGTTCACGTCGAACGTGCCCATCAGCGGCATCCAGCAGCCCGTGGCAGCACGGGGCACCGTCCTGGGCACCGTCCCCGTCCAGCCCGGCCAGAGCATCACCCTCACGGTGAACGCCACCTGGCCGGACGGCTTCAAGGACTCGGCCACGGCTACCGCCCCGGCGCCCACGAACTGCACCACGACCACCACTGCTGCACCGACCACGACGACCACAGCCCCTGCTGTCACCACCACGGTCCCGGCTCCGACCACCACCGTCGTCGCCCCCAAGCCGCCCGTGACCCACGTGTCGACGCCTCCGGCTCCTCCGGAGCTGCCCCGGACCGGTGACAACGTCGTCCCGTTCATCATCGGCGGCGTGCTCCTGCTCGGCGTCGGGATCTTCCTGGTTCGCAAGAACCCCTGGTAATCGTCACACCCCCTCACTAAGATGTGCCTCACTCTGATCCCTGCGCCGACCCAGAAGGAGAACTGTGGCTACCCGGAAGATCACACGAACGAGGACGCCTGCGGCAGCAGCGTCCGACAACAAGCTCATCCCCCAGCTCAAGCTCTTCCTGGGCATCAAGGCCCAGTCGGAGTTCGCCGTCGCCGAGGCTGACCGGATCAAGGCTGACCTCTCCGGCATCGTGGAGTCCGAGGGCTACGAGGACGAGAACGGCCACTACTGGCTGGACCTCCCCGAGCCCGTGGAGTGCCAGGTCTTCGACAAGAAGACCGGGTCCATGGCCGACCGGGTCGTCAAGAAGCTCAAGCGCCAGAAGACGGTCACGGAGAACCTGGACCTGGAGCAGGCCGAGAAGGTGCTCACCAAGCTCAACCTCCTGGACGAGTGCTCTGTGAGCTTCCTCCAGGTCAACGATCCCGAGAAGGCCTTCGCCATCCTCAAGGAGGCTGGGCTGCTGGACGGTGACACGTTCACCGAGCAGCGCCTGCTGGACGAGGAGGCCATCGGCCGGGCCTTCTTCAAGAAGAAGATCACGAAGGCGGACCTGCGGCGCATGTACCCGCAGTCGGTCACGTGGTCGTTCCGCCCGCAGTACGAGACGAAGTAGAGACCATGACCACGCAGCACGACAACCTCATCAACTGGGCCTCCGACATCGAGCCCGAGACGATCGCCCAGGCCGAGAAGGCCGCCCGCCTCCCGTTCGTGGCCGCCGCCGGTCACGTTGCCCTCATGCCCGACGCCCACGTCGGCATGGGCGCCACGGTCGGCTCGGTCATCCCGACCAAGGGCGCCATCATCCCGGCCGCCGTGGGCGTGGACATCGGCTGTGGCATGTGCGCCGTCGAGACGTCGCTGACGGCCAGCGATCTGCCGGACACGCTCGACCCGCTGCTCAGCCAGATCGCCTCGGTGGTCCCGGCTGGCGTCGGCCAGGGTCACGAGAAGGGCAGCAACCAGCGGGACAAGCGCTGGCACAAGTTCAACCTGAGCCAGGACCGGAAGGGCCGCAAGGTCCCGATGGAGCTGGACCTGGCCAACCGTGCGTTCAAGCAGTTCGGCTCGCTCGGGTCGGGCAACCACTTCGTGGAGGTGTGCCTGGACGAGCGTGACGTCGTCTGGCTCGTGCTGCACTCCGGGTCCCGTGGCGTGGGCAACAAGCTCGCCACCATCCACATCAACAAGGCCAAGGGCCTGATGAAGGCGCTGGACGAGCGGCTGGAGGACCCGGACCTGGCCTACTTCACCCAGGGCACGCCCGACTTCGACGCCTACATCACGGCCATGCTGTGGTCCCAGGACTATGCCATGGAGAACCGCCAGATCATGGTGGAGGCCGCCGTGACCGAGCTGCTGCTCTACGTCGGCAGAGGCCACGTCGTCAGCACGACGAACTGCCACCACAACTTCACCGAGCAGGAGAACCACAACGGCCAGCGTGTGTGGCTCACCCGGAAGGGCGCCATCAAGGCCGACAAGGGAGACACGGGTGTCATCCCCGGCTCCATGGGCACCCGCTCCTACATCGTGGAGGGCCTCGGCAACCCGCTGTCCTACAACTCGTGCTCGCACGGGGCTGGCCGCCGTCTCTCCCGTGGCCGGGCTCGGCGTGAGCTGAGCGTGGAGTCCTTCGAGCTGGCGATGGCGGGCAAGACCTGGCAGCACGACCAGGCCGAGGCCCTGCTGGACGAGCACCCCGACTCCTACAAGAACATCGATCAGGTCATGGAGGACCAGCGGGACCTCGTGACGGTGAAGCACACGCTCCACCAGATCCTCAACTACAAGGGCCTGTGATGTCGGACAACTTCCGGTTCGACATGACGGCGGTCCCGCTGTCCCTCGCCCTGCCTGTGGCCTTCCACCACCACTCCAAGGCCACGGGCTGGGTCGAGGCTCCGCTGCCCCAGGAGCACGACCGGGCCAAGGGCGGGGAGTGGGGAGCCAACCAGTCCAAGCGGCGGCTCATCCTGCTCTGGACCAAGGCCACCTGGGCCGAGGAGCCGGTCAACTACTTCCCGGCGCCCATCGAGGTGGAGCAGGCCGAGGGGATGATCAAGGCCTGGCTCAAGGAGCAGGACTACGGCTCGCAGCCCGACCACGATGGCGACAACGGCAAGGGCTTCCGCATCTACAACGAGGCCTGGGGCCACGTGGCCGGGCGCTGGGAAGCGTTCGTCGCCATCGAGCCCGTGTGGCTCCTCTACGGGAAGTAGGGCACGACCATGGACGAGAACAAGCGAGGGGTGTTGGTCGGCATCGGCTACAGCATCCAGCCCGCCTGTGGCCTCTGCACGCACTACAGCGGCAACTCCGGGCAGGTCTGGGCCACCTGCAACGCCCAGACCTATGAGCACCTGAAGCACACCGGCCCTGATCGTCAGCTCAGCGTGTTCGCCTACGGGAGCTGCCCCTCGTTCGAGGTGAGCCCCGGCTTGGTCGATCAGCTCGGCGGCTTCAAGGAGTTCGTGCGTGCCTGACCTGGACGACGTGATCGGCGGCATCTTCGGTGAGGACGAGACCTACCCGGGCTCGAAGCGCAAGCGCCGTGATCCTCCCCCTCCCAAGGAGAACCGCTCGCTCTACGGCGAGGACCCGTGGGACGCCAAGCCCAAGGTGCTGACCCTCGCTGGCGGCATCGGGGAGCGGGAGCTGTTCACCATCGGCAACCTCGCCCAGGCCATCAACCGGCGGCCGGTCACCATCCGTTCCTGGGAGGCCAAGGGCATCCTGCCGAAGGCCCGGATCAGGGACAAGCAGCAGCGCCGCCTCTACACCCGCAAGCAGGTGCAGGGGCTCATCAGGCTGTGCGAGAAGCACGGCATCCTCGACTTCGACGTCCGCCCCGACGGCATCCCGCCGGGCTTCGCAGAAGATGTGCTTCTGCTCTGGAAGGAGCCGCTCTGATCGACTAGAGTTACCGACCTACACGACACGGACTCGGCCCTCGGGCCAACGACTACGAGACGCCCACCACCCGTTCCACCTGCCTAGTCCAGTCCATGCCCTGCCATGCCTCAAGGAGTGCAGAATGCCTGTCAAGCGTCGTCCCCGTGATGAGGACGAGGAGGAGCTGGAGACCCGCTCCAGCCGCCGGTCCTCTCGTGATGAGGACCCCGAAGATGACGAGGACGAGCGTCCGTCCCGTCGGTCCCGCAGCCGTGACGAGGATGAGGACGAGGACCGTCCCCGTTCCTCTCGTCGCCGGTTGAACCGGGATGAGGACGAGGAAGACCCGCCCAAGCGCCGGTCGTCCCGTCGTGAGGAGCCCGAGGACGAGGAGGAGGAGCGCCCCCGCTCCCGCCGTCGGTCCAGGGATGAGGACGAGGAGGAGGACAAGCCTCGTGGCCGTCGTCGTGCCCGTGATGACGAGGAGGATGAGGAGGAGCGCAAGCCCCGCACCTCGTCCGTTCGTGAGGGCTGGGACGGCTACAAGACCAACAAGGCCAAGGGTGGGGACTTCCCCGAGGAGCTGAAGATCACCGGGGATCCCGAGCTGATCAAGTTCCTCCAGGAGGAGCCCATCACGTCCTTCCGCCAGCAC